ATTTGATTCGCCGCGGCCGCCTGCGAGGGCAGCGCCCCAACCGAACCAGTATTTGATGTAAAAACATTGGTGTCATGATGATGGGCGGCCAACTCAGCGACCGTTAATTGATGCGTTTTTTCGCCGCCAGTCTCGCCCAAAGCATCAAATTCATTTTCGGATGCATTAAAACCAACTGGTATTTTACCCTTTAAATTTGGGACATTAAAATGCGAGCCATCGGCCGCACCATAGGCGGTACCGATCACGGCGAACAAGTCGGCGTAGGTGCCCGCCCGCAAAAGAGAAGCACCATCACAAAGCACCCAATTGGTCGGTGGCGTAGCCGTAGCCCAAATTAAGATTGCGCCGGTGGGCGATACTGCAGCATTTAAATCCGCCGCAGTTATTTGATCACCCGCAGCCCATGTTTTAGCCATATAGTTAAAATTATTTTTAAGATATAGTAATCGTCCAGTCGAGGGTGAGCGTTTCGGTCACCGCCTTGGTGATGTTAATTGCCACATGCGAAAAGAGCGTTCCGGAATCAGCCCCTGCTCCTCCGTTAATAAACAGCCCCGCCTCTTTATAGGTGCCGGAAGTCTCGGTCGCATTAAAGAAGCCGGTGAGATAGGCAATATTATTGGCATTGGCCGCCGAAGCCACACTGTTGCGATAGGTTTCAGTCCCAAGTTTGGTATCGCCCGCCGCCGGGGCGCCGGTGTTGCTGCCAAGCGCCACCTTATTAACGCGCGGGCTGGCCGGACTCGGTGAAGTAGACGTAATTTGATTGGCGAGCACCGCCCGGCCGGCCGTGACCACGGTATTATAATATTTATAAACCCGCTTGACCTCGCCAGTTTCCGCATCGCGGATAGTAGCGGTAACTTCGCCTTTTAATTTTGAAACTTGTTCGATTTGCATATAGATAAATTTATTTATTAACCTAGCCGGCTGCCATCGAGGATAAAGACGCGCTTGGTTGAGGATGGCGTCTGCGCCCCGGCCACAAATTGCACGCCGTAATTTATTGCCTGGGCCGTGAACGATTCGCCAGCATCAACGGTGACCGTCTCGGTCTGCATGTTATGCGAAAGCGAACTGGCAGTACTTTCGCCGACCGTGACCGTCTCGGTTGCCGCCTCGGCAATGTCCAGAATCTCGGTCGTATCCTGCGACTCGTCCACCTTAAGCCCGATTTGTTTCGCTTCGGCCTGGAGTAACTTTTTAAGAACAGCAATGAAATCCATCGTCTTGGTCGTGATTAAGCTAATCTGATAAATCATGGTGTCCAGATCCTTCATCCGCGAGATCACCCGGTTAATCATGAAATACTCTGCCACCCCGAGCGCCGCCGAATTGATAAAAATCTGCTGGCCGGCCGCAAAGCCCGCCTGTTCGCTTTCAAATTCGCCCTCGGACAAAGTGTCGCCGTAGGTGTTAATCTCCGCCTGCGCGCGCTGGCGAGCGCCTTCTTTACTGTTAATGGATTTATCAACAATCAGATATTCATATTTGCCATCACCCTGTGCCTCAGCCGAGAAAATCGAATCAATCGCTGCCTGCGATTTAAACTTGGTAATCACCGGCAAGTGCGGCTTGCCGGCGAACGATAAAGTAGCATTGAGCGAAGGCACATCAGTGTCTTTGAAGCGCAAGAGTTTTTCATTAAAATTATAAAGGGCATCGTAGGCATTCGGATCGCTGATATAATCAATGCCGAGATGCAGCGGGTTGCCGGTCAGAGTAGCCTTAAAATCAGTATAACTATAGGGCAGATTAAAAACAAATTGCTTGCCATCGGCCCGCATGGCGGCCGTGAACTCGGTGCCGAGATATTCCCCGCCCCGGACTACGATGGAATTTCGCAACTGCGAAGTGTCGCGCCGGATGATGAGCGAGCCGTTTGAATAAATGCCACCGGCATCGGTTAGATCCACCGGCGCGGCGGTCGCACTCGGCAATTTTAAACATACCAATCTGCGCCCACCAGATCAGCCAGCTGATTAATACAACTCGATGCCGACTCATATTTGAACTGGATATACTGAACAACGAAAGTCGAGCTGACCTGCGTGGCGGTTACACCCGCCGGCAACCAATTGGCAACCATATCGGCGATGATTGCATTGATGGTCATATTCTGATAGGTTTCGGCAATCAAATGCTGGTCCAAGAGCCTGGTATAATCCGAGCACTCCACCGTATATTCAACAATGGCATAGCCCGCCAGTTTTTCGGTTATCCGGACGATGATGCCGCCAAAAACCCGGGTGGCGCCATCCGCGACAATTACCTCGCGGCCGACAATCGGCTTAAACACCCGGTCGCCATAACTTAAAATTTTAAACGTGCAACGATCAACCTGTTTATTTAAAACATTCTCAATTTGCAGGGAATCCCACGCGATATTGCTTGTCCGGTCAACGCCGGCGATTGACAAAGTGACCATATCATATTCTTATATTCATCTTAAGCTTGTCTATTAAAATCGCAGCCAAGCGATCAGCGGCATCCTCTGACAAAAAGGTGCCGGTGATATTAATAACCATGCCCGAGCCCCCGCGACCGGGCGGCACAACCGTCTCCCCGCCATGCACCATGGCAAGCATCGGCGCTCCGAGCGGGCCAGGGACCACGCCACCATCAGCGAAACCGGGCACGCCCATGCCGAGCATGCTGGTGATACCGGATTTAATCCCGCCGACCACATTTAAACTTTTAATAGCGCTGATAACCTTATCAATCCAGGTGATCACGTTCGCCAGCGTATCGGTGAAAGCATCCCAGCCTTTTTTAAAATTATTAATCCAGTCGGTGGCGGTGGTGATCACAATCGTCAGCGCCTGAATAGTAACAATAACCGAAACTTCAATCAATTTAATTAAAGCGATAAAAGCGCCGTATAAAATAACGCCGACCACCTTTGCGAGCAGTGTTAAAAACGGCTGCATCGGCAAGAGCGCCTGCCAAAGTTTCTCGAGCTCGGGCAATAAATTCTGTTTAAAAACAGTCGCGATATCATCCCAGGCCACCCGCAAAATAGTAATGATGCCGAGCTTGCTATCGATTAAATTTAAAAGCTCATCAAATTTCTGGCGCAGATAAGCCAGCAGGCCACCGGCCTTGTTAACCGAATCAATAAAAGCATTTAACTGCTGCACCAGCTGGCCAACTCTTGTAAATAAGATCGCCATTTTATCGGCGATATCCTGAATCAACTTCTGCGTAGAATCTTTCTGCACCCAGGCGGTGAGCTCCTGGATAAACGGCATGATGGCCTGAGCCAAAGCCGCGCCGACTGTTTCTTTTAAATTTGTCCAGCTGACATCAAGCACCCTAAGCTGGCCGGATACGGTCTGGCTCATAGCAAGCGCCGTGCCACCAACGCGCTGGTGAACAAGCGCCAATGCCTCAAGCGAGGTCGTGCCCTCCTGCACCTCGATGCCGAACTCTTTTAAAACGCGAGTCGTGCCGGCGTGCACCTTGTTAATCGCCATTGCCGAGGACTCAAGATCACGGCCGGAAAAAGCCGCCAAGTCCATAGCGAGCTTTAAATCTTCTTGCGCCTGCGTTACGTTGTTAGATGCCTGATAAAGTTTAGCGAAGGCTATCGCAGCAGCCTCATCATCATAACCGAGTTTAATGGCCGCCTTGCTAACCTCGGTCATCTTAGCCTTGACCGAATCAAAGGCGGCGCCGGCGCTATTTTTTAATGCCTGATTGGCAATGACCATCTCGTCCTCCGCTTTAGCGAACGCCTTAAGCGAGCTGATGCCGAAACTGGTAATGGCCGTAGCAGCCACGGCCACCGCCGCCGCTGCCACCTCGCCAAACGAAACCAAGGCGCTGCCCAGGCCGGAAGTAGCATCGCCGATTTTGCCAAGGACGCCCGAAGCCTTATCCTCGGCGGTTATTACGATTTTGACATCATCTTCGCTTGCCATTCTTGTTCGTTTATTTCCTCCACGATTGCGCCCAGCCAAACATCGGAATATTCCTCAAAGAGCTGGCGCGGAGTAATATTTAATTTTACGCAGATGGCTGCGTATTTTGCAATTTTTTTTTACTTTCGGTCGCGAACTCCTGAATCTGCTGGACCAGAAAGGTCACGTCATCCATTTGCAGAAAATTAAGGTTTTCGCGCGTTACCGGCAGCGCCTCGTTTTTCTCGTCGGTGAAATTCCAGCTTTTAATATAATGGGGCAAAAG